GCGTAGGCACAGTAGGCCTACGTGGTCGTCTGGGATTTCAACATGGATACCTGTTCCTACACAGATTGATTCGCCTCGCTCGATACGAGTGAAGCGGTCGCAGCGTAGGTCAAGACCACCTGCTCCATCCGTAGCACAGATGGGTCGCAGGTCAGGGGCTTGACAAAAGTAACTCAGGGTCTCCATCTTAGTCTCCTTGGTCAGGGATCAGATGGCACGACGAATGCGGTCTTGCAATGAACGCAGACCACCACGAGCTTTGGAAGAGCTCCAGTCGATAGCAGCGATAGGAAGTTCGACCACTCCGAGAAGGAACAGTTCGACACGACGCAAGAATTTAATAAGCATTAGTTAGTCCTCTTTCATAAGGAACCAGAAGAGCACTCCTGCTCCAAGGATCCACCATGCAGGTGAGATCTCTGGAAGCATAGGCTCAATAGGTTCCCCTACAGTTTTAGTTTCGTATTTATTTTCGGGCTGAGGTTCGGGAGCCTCGCCCACACTTGTAATTTTCATAGCCTGACATCCAGTCAGGAGCAACAGGGGTAGCCACTTCATCGGGCTTTTGCACTTGCCGTGCCGAAGTAGAATCCGACGATGGCCAAGAGCACCTGTCTAAGCTCTGGGATCAGAAGCACACCGTTGATCTCGGTAAAGATCTTCTTCGGCGCTTCTGAGATCAGACCCCAGAGCACATCCTTTCCTCCTGTCTCGCCTTCAACCACAACTGGGAGTCCCCACAATGGGGCCAGCAGTGGGATGAAGACGACAGCAAAGAGGATTGCTAAGACGATGACTCTGCGAACAAACCTACCAGCATTAACACTGACTCGTGCGGCAGCGGCATCGTAGGTTGCGACCTGTTGTTTATCGCGTTCGAGAGCTGCCATCATCATGTCAGAGTTTTGCTGACTGCGAATGGCAATCAGCTTCATGACGAATCCAGCTACAGATCCGCCTAGGGTGGTAAGTAGTTCAGCAGTGAACATCAGTCCTCCTCAATGGGCAGTGTCTCCGTTGGTTCCGCATCAGCAGCAGCCATGGCCTCCGCCGAATCGACGAAGAGTTTAGCGACAGCTTGGATCTGGACTGCCAGAGAGACCAAGACTGCTCGGTCGCCGGGAAGGGCAAACTGGATTGCAGTCTGGCAGTTCTCAGTGGCGGCATTCAGATACCGGACCAACTCAGAGAGCGGGTTAGGGGTGAAGGTTTCGGACTGGGCCTCGAAAGAGTTGGACTCTCCGACTTCAGTAGTGCTGGTGACTTCGCCTTCAATAGGTTCTTGTGAGATGTTAATGTCTGGTGTGCTCATGGTTTCTCCTTGGTTAAGCACTAGTTCTCCTTCGAAACTCCCGGCTAAGGCACCACTTAGGATGCCTATAGCCGGGGCCAAGGAGATGATAATTAGGGTGAGAAAACTCTTGACAACCTAGGTTGTCTATGTAATTTCCTCTTATGGTGTACGCTCAAGGGCACGTCGTATTACGATACATCCCAAGGCGTTTTGTAACTAATCTCGCCAGTTTCTTTATCGTATTCATCAGGTCTGAGCAGGTGGATACACCTGTATTGACGCATCAGATAGTCGTCTGGGTCGGTAATTTTTACCTCATTTATGACCCGATCCCGCTTCTCAACATACCGTTTTCCGGGGTTGTTGAAGGCGTCTCGGTTCTCCTGAAGAACGCCCAGCCATGGGATGCTGGCGTTCTTCTTGGCCCATGCCTCACCTCGAACGAGGATAACGCAGATGTTATCGGTGCTATCCCCAGCGATGATCTGTACCCGCTCGAAGGCAGCTGCCTCCTCCTCGGATACCTTGACTGGGTTATCCTCTTTACGGGGGTTCCAGTGCCAGCCGGGCACGGTGCGCATGTCCTTATCGATGGCCACGCCACACCAGCCTTCACAGATGAGCATGCTGATCAGGTCGTCGGCCTCGAGTCGTGGCCTGTCGAGGACCATCTCGGACCTTTCCCGAAGCATATCCATCGCGTCCTTAAGGAACTCTGGCTTCGGCTTACCGTCTCGGTTCGCTTTATAGAGGGGCCAGAAATCGCGACGGAAATTATCGCTACG